GCCAAGATGGCGTATGGCGAGTACGGGCAGAAGCCGAGCGGCCTGGTCGGCCGGATTGGCAGCGCGACAGAGGGATCGGTTTCCGTGTCCGCCGAGTACAACGCGCCGGCTGGTTCCGCCCAGTGGTACTTGCAGACGCCGTATGGCGCCTCGTACTGGGAGGCCACGGCGCGCTATCGGGTCGGCCGGTATGTGCCGGGTCCGAATGGCTACGCCGTGCCGGTGGTGATCCCATGGCGGCCCTGAACTTCAAGGGCGGCGACGCCCTGATGGCGCGCCTCAAGGAGATCGCCGACAAAGCCGGCCAGGGTGGAACGTTGCGAGTTGGCTTCCTGGAGAACGCCAAATACCCGGACGGTACGCCTGTGGCGATGGTCGCTGCGATCAACGAGTTTGGCCGTCCTGACCACAACCAGCCGCCGCGGCCCTTTTTCCGTCGAATGATCGAAGAGAAGCAAAAGGGTTGGGGCAAGTCTCTGGGGAATCTCGCGGTTGCCAACGAGTACGACATCGACAAATCCCTGGGCCAGATGGGCGAAGGGATGAAAGGCCAACTGCAAGCGTCCATCCAGAAGTTCGACAGCCCCCCGCTCTCACCCAACACCGTGGCAGCCAAGGGCTTCGCCAAGCCGCTGGTGGACACCGGCCACATGATGAACAGCGTGGATTACGAGGTCGACACATGAATTTGCACGGCATCGTAAGCCCGATCATCGCCGCGGTGAACCCGATGATTGCCGGCAACGTCCGGTACAGCGACGGGTACGAGATGGGGCCAGGCCGCAAGCAGGTTCCCAAGTACTTGGCACCGGCTGACGTCACCCTCCAGGTCCAGCCGCTCAGTACGGGCGACCTGAAGCACCTTGAGGCCCAGAACATCCAGGGCGTGCAACGCGCGGTCTACATGTTCGGGGATACGCAGGGCGTCGTGCGGCCTCTGGCTAAGGGTGGCGATCTGCTGGACTTTGGTGGGCAGACTTGGCTAGTCACGGCGGTCCTTGAGACCTGGCCGGACTGGTGCAAGGTCGGCGTCACGCTGCAACTGGACGAGACGCCATGAGCGCGCAGATCAGCATTACGGAAGACGACCTGGTTGATGACCTCGGCGCGTTCGCGGACACGTTGGTGGATTGCGAGGTGGTGCGCGGTCAGGCAAACCGAGTGCCGACACCCAAGGGTATCGAGTACGTGGTCGTCACCCCCATGGGCGTGATTGGCCTTTCGACCCCCCGCACTAACTACGACGACCCGACGCCCACCACAGGTACGCGGGCGTTCACACGCCCGACGCAGTGGCGGGCACAGATCGACTGCTATGGCGAGAAGGCGCAAGACCGAGCATTGGTGCTGTCGATCGCCCTGCGCAGCCAGTACGGATGCGAATTTCTCGCCGAGCTCGGGCGCGCGCAGCCGCTGGATTGCAGCGATCCGCATCAGCTGCCGTTCGTTACCGGCGAGAACCAATACTCAGAGCGGTGGTCGTTCGACGCCGTTCTGCAATTCAACCCAACCGTGACGCTTCCGCAGCAGTTTGCGGATCAACTCCACGTCGACCTGATCGAAGTCGACACGACTTTCCCTCCCGGAGCTTAAAGCTATGTCCATTCCCGCCAGTGAAATCGTCCAGGTAGTTCCTGGCGTGATCGGCGCCGGCGGATCGGCGCTCGACCTGAACGGCCTGATCCTGACCGCCAATACCTCCGTGCCTGTTGGCGCGGTCCAAAGCTTCGCCACCGCTGACGACGTTTCGCGCTTCTTCGGCCCGACGTCGCCCGAGGCAGCTGTGGCCGCCTCCTATTTCCTGGGGTTCGACAACTCCACGAAGAAGCCCGGTAACCTGTTGTTCGCGCAGTATCCCAGCGCGCCCGTTGCCGCGTACCTACGCGGCGGCTCGCTGGCGTCCATGACGCTGACCGAGTTGAAGGCGCTGACGGGCATCCTGACCGTGTCGATCGATGGCACCGCCAAGACGTCCAGCTCCATCACGCTGACCGCGGCAACCAGCTTTTCGAACGCGGCAACGATCATCCAGGCCGCTTTCACGTCCCTTGGTGGCACCGTCACGTATGACGCGCAGCTGGCGGCGTTCAAGTTCACGTCTTCTACGTCTGGCGCCGCGTCGACTATCAGCTTTGCCTCTGGCACGCTGTCGGCTGCCCTGAAGCTGACGCAGGCGACGGGCGCGGTGACCTCGCAGGGTGCGATCGCTGGCGTGCCGGCCACAAACATGGCCGCCATCATTAGCATCACTCAGAACTGGGCATCGTTCATGACCATGTGGGAGCCGGTGACGGCCGACAAGGTCGCGTTCTCCGCCTGGACGAACAGCCGGGGCAATCGCTTCGCCTACGTCGGCTGGGATACGGACGTGCAGGCGACCACCCAAGGCAGCACCACGAGCTGGGCGGCTGTAGTGGCCGCGAACGAGTATTCCGGCTCCATCCCCGTCTACAAGGACATTCTGCACGCTGCTTTCATCCTGGGTGCGATTGCCAGTATCGACTTCGAGCGCACGAATGGGCGGATCACCCTGGCGTTCAAGAGCCAGTCCGGCCTTCAGTTCACGGTGACCGATGCGACGACCGCCCAGACCCTGATCGACAACGGCTACAACTTCTACGGCGACTACGCCACGGCCAATGACCAGTTCCGGTTCCTGTACCCGGGCCAGATCAGCGGCGACTGGAAGTGGATCGACACGTACGTGAATCAGATCTGGCTGAACGCGGCGCTGCAACAGGCCATGATGACGCTGCTGACGCAGGTGAACTCGGTCCCGTACAACGCTGACGGCTACGCCCTGATTGACGCATCGTGCATGGACCCGGTCAACGCGGCGGTGAACTTCGGCGCCATCCGCTCCGGCGTGCCGCTGTCGGCCTTGCAAAAGGCCCAGGTAAACAACCAGGCCGGCGTTCAAATCTCCGGCACGCTGGAAACGCGCGGCTGGTATCTCCAAATCCTGCCGGCAACCGCCCAGGTGCGCGAAGCACGCGGCACGCCGCCCATGACCTTCTGGTACATGGATGGCGGTTCCGTGCAGAAGCTCACCCTCGCATCCCTGGCCATCCTGTAAGGGCAAACGAACATGTCCACTCTCACCAGCGCAAATTCCGTCCTGTACCTGGGTGTGGCCGGGATCTTCCCGGTACCACAAAAGATCGAGGGCTACGCTACGGACGACGCTTTCGCGTTCGAAGCTGTCCAACCCGCACAGGCTGTCATGGGTGTCGATGGCCGCATGTCGGCCGGCTACACGCCGTTCATGAGCATCCAGACGATCACCATCCAGGCGGATTCGCCTTCGATGATCGTCTTCGAGGCCTACATGGCGGCGATGAAGACGGCCCGCGAGGTCTTTTACTGCAATGGCACGCTGAACATCCCGTCGATCAGCCGCAAGTTCGTGATGACGCGGGGTGTTCTGACGCAGATCCCGTCCGCTCCGACCGCCCGCACGATCCTGCAACCCATGACTTTCCAGATCACCTGGGAAGACGTCTCTCCGGCATTGGTCTGATATGGCCCGCAAACAGGCAACCGTAACTATCAGCGCCGAGGGGCGCGACAAGGGCAAGGTGTTCGTCCTGACCGAGCTTCCGGCCTATGAGGCGGAAGACTGGGCCGGGCGCGCGCTCTTCGCCCTGATGAATGCGGGGGTGGAAATCCCCGACAACATCGCCGAAGCCGGGTTGGCTGGCGTGGCTGCGCTAGGCATCAAGGCGTTGACGAAATTGCCTTATGACAGCGCCAAGCCTCTTTTGGACAGCATGATGAAGTGCGTGCAGATCCAGCCCAGCCCGACGGTGACGCGCGCGCTAGTTGCGGACGACATCGAGGAAGTGGCCACGCTCCTGAACTTGCGCAAGCAGATTCTGGGCCTGCACATGGATTTTTCTATGGCCGTCGCTCAATCGACTTCGGGCTCCAAGCCTGGCAAGGCGGCGGCCCGAGGCTGATCCAGTACGCCAACGTGCCGCGCAACATCGCGGCGGTGATATCTCGGCATCCGGGCCTGCTGCACGACCTGCAAACGGTCTATGGGGCTGAGGATCTCTACAACCTGCTGGAGGTGTTCGCGGTCGACGCGCACAACCAGCAGGCGATAGCCAACGCGAGGAAATAGCATGGCCACAGTAATCGACGCGCTGGTTGTCACGCTGGGCTTGAATGCCAAGGGGTTCAAGCAAGGCGCCGCCGAGGTGGACGACTCGCTCACGCATACGCGCGAAGAGTCTGCAAAGACCGCGCGCGAAATGGAGGTCCGTGGCAAGCAGGCCGCCATGTTCTTCAGCAAGGTGCGCAACGAGGCCCTGGCGCTGCTGGCAGTGTTCACTGCTGGCATGGGCATCAAGAGCTTCGTGTCCAGCACCATTCAGTCGACGGCGAGCCTTTCGAGGCTATCCGAGAACCTGAACATGAGCGCGCAGGACCTGGCCGAATGGCAGTTGGCCGCCAAGAACGCGGGCGGGTCGGTGGAAGGGATCACCGAGCAGCTGAAGGAATCGGCCGACCAGGTCGCCAAGTTCAAGCGCGGTATGGCGGCTGAAACGCTGCCGGCCTTCTTCCAGTTCGGCGGCAAGACTGAAGACCTGAAGGACGGCAACACGTACCTTGAGGCCCGGGCGCGTATCGTCGCGGAGATCTACAAGACCGATCGCGCGCGCGCTG